AACCTCCGTTTCAAAGCCAGAGAACGCTACAGCTTCGGTTGGTCTGACTGGAGAGGTTACTTCGGTTCTCAAGGAGCCTAAGTACTTTATGGTGGAGGGGCTGAAATACGCCTCTCCACTCTTTTTTCTTTAACATACTTGAATGGCACTTCGGGTGCTGGTCTTAGAAAGGACTGTTCATTATGGCTACACATTTCCCAAATGGTATTTCTAACAGGACAAAGGGTCATCCTCTTTTTAATTATCCTTATATGGACCCTACGAAATTTTACACCTACTTCGATGACTTCTTTGAGTTTCACTCTGGCATCTACACAATCACCACTGTTGAAGGTGGTGCAGGAAGTGCTACAGAGGCGATCACAGATGGTGAAGGAGGTCAACTCCTAATCACTAATGCTGCTGGAGATGATGATCTAGATTTCCTCCAGCTAAAAGGTGAGGCTTTTAAATGGAACGCTTCTAAGAGAATGTTCTTTACAGCGAAGTTTAAAACTAGTGATGTTACTCAGACTGACATTGTAATGGGTCTTCAAGTCACAGACGCATCCCCACTTGATGTTGATGACGGCATCTACTTCCTTAAACTTGACGGTGATAACACGCCTGATTTTGTTGTGGAGAAAGACAATAGTTCTACACTCAGTGTGGTTGAGATGGATGCAATGACAAATGATACGTTTGTCACGCTTTCCTTTGAGTACGATCCTTTGGACGTTGCCACAGGTGGCTCTGTGTTTAGAGTTTATCAGGATGATGTACAAGTTGGTGAAGTTACCAGCACCACAAACGCACCTGATGATCAAGAACTCACGCTCTCCTTTGGTATTCAAAATGGTGAAGCAGTGGCTAAAACCTTAACCATTGACTTTATTCTTGCAGCGGTGGAAAGATAAGCCGCCACCTTGGAAAGATAACATCTTTGATTTATAATAGGGGAGGATCAGGAGAAGGTTCTCCCCTTTCTTTTAGGAGAAGAATAAATGACAACCACACTTAAAATTGCACAGGTAGAAGGTGGGGCTGGCGGTAATGGTCTTATGGTAGATACAGTTGCCAGTGTAACTTTGGCAGATACCAGAATTAGACTTTACACTTACGCTGTCACTGTCGCCGCTGAAATTGTAATTGCAGACCAGAATGGCCCTGTGATCAAACAACCTGTTTTAACCACGAACACAGGAGATAATGTTTACATAGGTGATGACGGGGTAAGGTGCAAAGGTAATGTTTCTGTTGCTGGTATCAGTGACGGTGGTAAAATTTACGTTTACTATGGCTAACCCAGATGGACTTTAATTCTCTCGTCAGCGCAGTTGTAGAAACCACTGAGAACGATGGCTCAGAGTTTCTAGGTGCTCTACCTAATATGATACAGAGAGCACAGGATAAGATGATGAATGACCTAGATGATCAAGGTCTTGTCGCTTATAGTAGTGTAGCTGTATCTGCTGGTACTGCAGAGGTATCTGTTCCAACTGGTGGAGAGATTATTAAAACATTTTCTATCGAAGTAAGCGGAGCCAGAACTCAGTTAAAGCATAGACCCTATGAGTACCTTTTAGATTATTGGCCAGTTTCAGCTTCGACAGCTACTCCCAGATACTATGGATTTAAAACAAACACAGAGATCAGAGTAGCTCCTACACCTTCTGCCACGGTAGACTCGCAGATAGGTTTCATTGCACAGATCACCACCATTACTTCTGCAAGCCCTACCAATTACTTCACCACTCACTGTGAGAACGCACTGTTCTTTGCCACCATGATAGAGGCTTCTATGTTTATGAAAAGCTTTAACACCACTCAGGCATGGCAGCAAGAGTACGCAGGTGAGATAGAGCGGTTAAGAAACAGAGCCAGAAGAAGCAGACAAGATGATATGCAAACAAACTTCAGCCCTGCTGGAGGACCTAATACACTGATTAAAGGGAGCGATTAACTATGGCAAAGAAAGCAAAGAAGAAAGCATCAGAGCAGTTCTATCCTATTCCTGATAAGAACCCGCCCACTGCTACAAAAAGATTAGCAGAGATCAACGGTAAACCAACAGGCCAAGGTTTTGGCGCAGCAAGAAAGGGACCTAGCGTTGTCGGATAAAAATTGTCAAAATCCTCAGTGCAGCTGTACTGGTTGCGAGGATTGTTCTTGTTCTGAGCCTTGTAATACGGAGACTTGTGATTGTAGAAATGTTACAGAAGAGTGAGTACTCCCCCCATGGACATGAATTTTATGCAAGCGATTTCAGATTATGGTCTAGCAATTGTTGGTTGCGTTGGGGCTGGCGTTGCTGCGTGGAAACTTTTACACTTTTTACTGAAAGATGTTATCGTTAGTCTGAAGAAACAAGATTCTATTATCATAGATTTAATTGATAAAACTTCTAGGCTAGAGATTATAATTCAAAGAATGGATTCAAAGTTAGATACCTTGTTACAAAAACGCTCTAGTCCTTTGCTCAAAGGAGACAGAGACAAATCAGAGGATACTTACTAATGACTGACCAACTTGATAAAGATGACGTTATCCCTCAAAGTCCTCTAGGAAGACGCGCAGAAAACCAGAACAGGAAAGCACAAGGGCTTCCCCCGCTTCCACCGCTGAAGAAGAAGGAAGATGACGATAAGAAAAAGAAGAAGAAGAAACCGAACACTACTTCTTTAATGGGCGGTGGTAAAATAGACAAGCCTATCAAGTACGCTGTAGGTGGTCCTGTGAAACCAGCGTGGATGAGAAATAGATAAGGAACTGATATGGCAGTTGCAACTACATCAGACTTCAACACTACCTTCTTTATAGACGAGGTAATAGAAGAAGCCTATGCTATGATAGGTGGAGAGCCAGAACTAGGTAATGACGGTATCACTGCCAGACGTTCTCTTAATCTTCTGCTCACTGATTGGCAGAACAGGGGCGTTCTTCTCTGGGGAACAGATCTTGCGACCACTACTCTTGTTGCCGGGACTGCTGCTTATGAACTAGACGCAGACACCATAGATGTTCTCTCTGGTTATATAAGATTAGGATCTAACTCTACTGATTTTCAGATGACCCGTATAGGTTACGAAGAATACGAGGGTATCACAAACAAAGCCACCAGTGGTAGACCTACACAGTTTGCAACTCTAAAAGGAAGAGATCTTGTCACAGTGCATTTCTTTCCCACACCAGATACAGCAAATACTTATACCTTTAGAAACTATAGAATGAAACGTCTGAAGGACGTTACCAAAAGTGCACTTCAGAATGCTGATGTTCCTTTTCGGTTTCTCCCTGCACTCACCTGTGGTCTTGCCTACTACCTTAGTTATAAAAGACCTGCAGTTCCTACAGAACGTATAACAATGCTTAAAGATAAATACGAGGCTTTACTCAGAACCGCACTAGAGTCAGATAAAGAAAGAGTGAACCTTTTTATAACCCCACAACTACAGGTAGTTTAAAGTGGCTAAACTTTGCCCCAAAGGAAAAGCAGCAGCTAAACGTAAGTTTGATGTTTATCCTTCAGCTTATGCAAATATGTACGCCTCTGCTGTTTGTTCTGGAAAGGTCAAACCGGGGGGAAAGAAAAAAGGAAAGAAGAAAAAACTTGTAGGAGCTAAGACAGGAGGTGGTCTGAGAAAGTGGGTAGATGAAGAGTGGGTAGACATAGGTGCTCCTAAAAAGAAAGGTAAGTTTCAACCTTGTGGTAGAAAGTCTGCCAAAGGTTCTAAAAGAAAATACCCTAAGTGTGTTCCGCTGGCCAAGGCAAAGCGTATGACAGCTGGCCAAAAGAAATCTGCTGTTCAACGTAAAAGATCAGTGAAGCAAGGTGTAGGTGGTAAGCCTACCAATGTTAAAACTTTTGCAAAGAGGAAAAAGTGATGCCACCTAAGAAAAATAAAAAATTAACTCCTAGACAACTAGCTACACTGAAAAAACATAGTAAGCATCACACTGCTAAACATATGAAAGTAATGGTTAAGGACATGAAAGAGGGTAAAACATTTACTCAAGCACATAAAGATGCTATGAAAAAAGTTGGAAAGTAATGGCAGCTAAGAAAAGAAAAGGCACTATGAAAGGTCATAGTATCAGCGGTGGGCAGAAGAGACCTACCAAAGCTGGCGCAGGGATGACCAAGAAGGGTGTGGCAAAGTATCGGAGGGACAACCCCGGTAGTAAGCTCAAGACAGCTGTTACAGGATCTGTTAAGAAGGGTAGCAAGGATGCAAAAAGACGTAAGAGCTACTGCGCCAGATCAGCAGGTCAAATGAAAAAGTTTCCCAAAGCTGCAAAGAATCCTAACTCAAGACTAAGACAAGCTAGAAAAAGGTGGAAGTGCTAAATGCAAAAAGGATTTTTTATAAGTGACAGGTCTGGTTTTAGATACAGGCTTGATCAAA